TTCCTAGAATTACCTTTAAAAACAAAAGCCTTTATAATAAGGACAGAAACGTAGAGATAGATAAGGAGAATAAGAGGCTTATCTTCCACACAGTATTTGGAGATTATAATGTTCCGTATAAAGGATCAATAAAGTCAGATTACATTGACTCTGGAAAGTTTGGAGGAAACTTAATTGTAAAACAAAAATGTTTTGTAGTTGCCGTAGATGTTCCTTTTGTACAGCAGTATACGCCAGAGAAGGTTCTTGGCTTTGATATTAACAAGTCTTTGCATAATTGGATTGTTTTTAATACTGGTGACGTGATCCCAGCTCCTGATGTTGTATCAGATCTAATTGATAAAATTAGGAAGTTAAATAAGACTATAAATAACTCAAAAAAAGAAGGTCTCAGAACTTCCCAAAGAGGCGCTGTGCGAAGACAAGTTATAAATAAACACAAGCAACTTCATGCGGAGATTAAGAAGGTTTGCGAAAAAATTGTTGATGTCGTCAAGGACAACAAGTCTTTATTATGCATAGATATGGTCAAAACTGGTCAGAGCATGGGCACGTTTGGTCAAGATAAGATTATCCCTGAACTGCAAACTCTATGTGAAAATCAGGGAGTCCCATTCATTGCTGTTCCTTGCAAAAATACATCAAGGAGGTGCTCTTCTTGTGGATATGTCCATAAGGATAACAGAAAGACGGTAGACGAGTTTAAATGTCTAAAGTGCGGCCACGAGGAGCTGTCTCATCTTAACGCAGCAAAAAACATAGCTTTTCTTGGAAATAAAATGTTTGAGGCTGGTGTCCCATGTGGAAATCACGGTAGAATATCTGTAGAGAAACTAATAGAAAGACACGGGTCTCATCAGCACCCGAAGCAGCATGTTATGACGTTCATGTCTGCAAGTTGATGAATAAGCAAAACGTCGGGGTTCCAAGACCACCTCAAGCAGTATGTTACAGTCCTCATATCTGCAAGGTCTTGCTGTTTCAAAGGGCTATGGAGTTAATATGAAGATTAGAGATTTAAACAATGAGATTCATACGTGGAGTCTAAGCGGCTACGTTGTAGCTGCGAACGAAATGCGTCCACGCTCCAAACTTCATCTAGCGGCAAGGGAACTGCTCATACAGCTATTCCCTACCGTTCAGGTGATGGAAGAGGTGCTTGTCCCCCTGACAAGATATGAGAAGGGATATTTTGATTTTTATATAAACACTCTTAAGTTGGTTGTAGAAGTTCATGGACAACAACACTACAAATTTAACTCTCTATTCCACAGCTCTGCACAGGATTTTGTAAATCAGAAGAAAAAAGATCGGCGAAAGCAGGAGTGGTGCGAGTATAATAACATTACATACGTTGAGTTACCTTATAACGAGGATACAGATAAGTGGAAGCTGCGAATACAGCAAAGGAACGACTAGAGCAAATTGACTCTGTACTGGACGAGTATGAGGGGAAGCTAGGCATAGGCGGCTACTCCGAAGACTTTCATGACCAGTCTGTGAAGAACTACATGTCGATGCCTAGACAACAGATGGAAAAGCTCACAGTAGAGGAGTGCGCAGAAGCAGCATTACTACTAGGCGGCTTCTCGTTCTATTTGCAAAGATCATACAATAGAGAGATAGCTCGTGTAAACTGGGCCTCGTCTAACCTTAAGAAAATGGTATCTGGAAGAGAGTCGCAGTATAAAGGTTCTTGGGACAGCCAATACTATCAAGCTGTTAAAGAAGATGGATATGCTAAAAAACTGGATAGCATTAAGGTATATGCTCAACAGAGAGCAGACAGGCTAACTTACTTAGCTAGCTCAGTTAAAAACCTTAGTGACCTATACATTAACTTACAGAGAGCGAAGATAAATAGACATGGATAAAGAAGAACTACAAAAACTGCTAAAACAGTTTAGCCAAGAAGAGATTCGAGAAGCTCTAGGCCAGAAGCCAAAGAATAAGAAGAGGCGAAGAGGCAAGGGTAAGAGAAAAAAGAACTCTCCTGCTGCTACCAACAAGAATGCTCCTGTTAATAAATTTGACGATATGATGCAGAGTATAAGCCTTACCGCAGATGAGAGAAAAGAGCTAGCCGATGCAGAAGCGTCTGACAAAATGGCAAAGCCAAATCCAAATAGAGGCAAGAGAAACGCTGTAAAGAAACAGAAATTTAGATGTGCCTCATGTGGGAAAGACTTTGAAATGTTTCCCTCACAAGTATACAATAGAGAAAGATGGAAGTGTAACCGTTGCGTAACAGGTGGCAGATAGTATGTTAAACGACTTACCAGCAGAAAGAGCTATACTAGCAGGCATATTTAGATATGGGGCTGAAGCTTATTACGATGTATCAGACATTATTAGCGAGTCGTCTTTCACGGATGAATCTAATGTAGTGCTGTATTCATGTATGAAGCATGTGCTTGAGATAGACGATTCTCGATCACTAGACGCACCAACAATGATGTCAGCGGCTAAAGAGCTGGGATTTTCAGACTTCTTCAATACGCAAGAAGTCCAACATATGTCTTCTGTCATAAAGTTTCCAGTGCTATTGGAAAACTTGAGAAAGTTTGCCGCTAAGGTTCGCAAGCTTGAAATAGCACGAATGATGTACGACCAGCTTGACATAACCAAACAAAAGTACTTAGACATCAAGGGTGATGAACCCATAGCAAAAATACTTGGCATCGCTGAAGATGCCGTCATGGATGTGACCTCTGTTATTGCAGGAGAAGATGAGTCTCCAACACAGATGTTCGATGATGTTGAGGCACACCTAGAGGAGTTAGCAGAGGAGTCGGTCGATCAGATAGGCATATCTACAGGATTCCCTAGATACGATTTTTCAATCGGAGGAGGGTTGAGAAAAGGTACAGTTAATGTTATTGGCGCTAGACCTAAGACTGGGAAAACTTTGCTTGCCGACAATATGGGCATACATATTGCAAAAGAAGGAACTCCAGTATTGAATCTGGACACCGAGATGAGAAAGGAAGACCATCAACACAGGATGATGGCTATGTTGTCTGGTGTTCCAATTAATGACATTGAGACTGGAAAGTTTGCTGATGACCCAGCTAAGAAAAAGAAGGTCATGGAAGCAGCAAGAGAAATAAAGGATATTCCGTATTACTTTAAGACTATTGGCGGCGCTTCATTTGAAGAGCAAGTTGCAATAATGAGAAGATGGATTAGTAGGGTTGTAGGATTAAATGATAAGGGTAAGGCAAACGATTGTGTTATTATATACGATTACCTTAAACTTATGGACTCAAGTGAAATCAAAGGAGATATGAAAGAATTTCAAATCCTTGGCTTCATGATAACAGCCCTACATAATCTGTCTCTTAAATACGAAGTACCTATACTTACTTTCATCCAATTGAATAGAGATGGCATAACAAAAGAGAGCACTGACACAGCTTCAGGCTCTGATAGAATCATATGGCTTTGCTCTAACTTCAGTATATATAAACATAAGTCTGATGAAGAGATAGCAAAAGATGGCCCTGAGAATGGAAACAGAAAGCTAGTGCCTCTGATTGCAAGGCATGGAGAAGGGCTTGATTATGGAGACTATATTAACGTAGAACTCACTGGCAAAATCGGTAAGGTTACTGAAGGAAAGACTGCCTTTGAACTTGATAGTGGCGTAAGTGCTACAGAAGATGGAGAACTTTTTGATGACTCAGAAGATGTCGCATTCTAAAAAATATGATTATGCTAAGGTTAGAACTCTAGCAAAAATTGCAGGACAATACATAGACCAAATATATCAATATTTTGGACTTAGTATCTCTTATAGGAATGATATTCTTATGAAGTCTGTATGTCCTATACATGGAGGAGACAATCCAACCGCTTTGAACTTTTATCCGAACGGAGAGTTTAAGGTACACTATAAATGCAGAACCCATCAATGCGAAGAAGTGTTTGGCAATGGGATGATAGATCTAGTCAGAGGGATTCTATCTAGAGTTAATTATGGATGGGAAAAGGAAGGAGATAAGGAGGCCACTTTTAAGGAGTCTGTTGATTTCTTACTCAAGTTTCTTAAAAAGGACTTTGACTCACTCGAAGCTGATAATCATAATGTAGAAAAACTCCACTTCAACAACTTAGTGAATACGCTTAGCTCTGAAGCTGCTAAGAAAAGCGGCATAACTCAGCAAATGTATCGAGACCGAGTGGAAGTTCCGTGCAAGTACTATCTAGACAGGGGGTTTTCTGCCAAGATTTTAGAGGACTACGACGTTGGCTATTGTACTAATCCAAGAAAGCCTATGTATCAAAGAGCAGTAGTTCCTATTTATGATAATAATCATGAATTTATTGTTGGCTGCACAGGCAGAAGCATATTTGACAAATGTCCTAAATGCAATAACTATCATGACCCTAAAGAAAAATGTAGACATTTTCCAAAATGGATGCACAGCAAGGGGTTCCAAAAAGAGAAATGGCTGTATAATTATTGGGTAGCCAAAGATGAGATTGCCAAGACAGGAGTTGCTATCCTTGTTGAGTCTCCCGGAAATGTATGGAGACTAGCAGAGGCAGGAATACACAACGTCGTTGCTATATTTGGAACAGCGTTCAACAACGATCAGAAAAACTTACTGGATGAGTCTGGCGCTTTATCATTAGTCTGCTTAATGGATAATGATGATGCTGGGCAAAAAGCAGCCAAGAAGATAGAAGAACAATGTGGAAGATTGTATAGGCTTTACTTCCCAAGTTTTGATGCAGCAGACATTGCAGAACTAAATGTTGATACGGTCACATCCGACATTAAACCCTTTATTGAAAATGCTATGAATATATATAAGGAAATTTGAATGAGCTCTTATAAAGAAAATGCGATAGACTACCTTTACAATAAGGCCTTCTCTGATAGAGACAAGGCATTGGCATCGCTTTCGATTTTACTAGATCACCCAGCTGGAATCGGAGATCACTCTACAGGTGATCTTTATGAAAACCTTGATGAGGCTCTTAGCACATTAGCTGACGCAGAAGATAGAATAGAAATTTTAGAACAATATTATAGTAGGGATTAGTATGACTCAAATATTAGGATTTGCCGGCAAGAAGCAAAGTGGTAAAAATACTGCTTGCAACTACATAGTCGCGCTGAAGATAGCTGAACTTGGCATTAGTAAGTCTACTAGACTATCTGAAAGAGGAGAGATAGAGGTAACAGATATCTTTGGAGAAAAGAAAGATGGAAAAGAATGGTTTGAATTCAGTGAAAAGAATCTGAATGTAAAAAAGCTTTTCGATGACAGTCTGGGATCATTTATTAAAATATATGGCCTTGCTGACACACTAAAAGATCTCTGTATAGACATACTTGGCTTAGAGTACGGTCAAGCATACGGAACAGATGAGCAAAAGAACTCTC